CGGCGCGGTCACGTTCGCCTAATCCGATGGAACTCCGTCTACGTGTCGAGACACTCAGCGACTCCTACGAGGTCAATACGACCCCGTGGGTAATTATGCTTTGGGAACGCAAATATAAGACCAAAGCGAGCAAGATCCAGACCGACGGACTCGGTTTGGAGGACCTCGCTTATATCGCTTACGAGGCTGGCAAAATGTCGGGCAACGTGAGCGGAAAAACTTTTGACCAATTCGCCCAAGAGATAAAAAACCTTGACGTCTTAGAGGGCGATACGGCGGACCCTATCCAAGCGGTAGCCTCGGACGATTAGTCGCCGAGGTTGCCGCGGAGACCGGGATCCCGCCGTCCGAATTAGTAAACGATGGGGCCATGCTCGTAACACTCGCGGAGATAATTAACAAGAAACGCCGGGCTAAAAGATGAGCGTATCCGCGTCCGTGGAGGTCGTCGGTCTTAAAAGCGCGCTCAAAGAGTTAAACAAAACTCAGCCGGCGCTCCGCCGTGAGATCGGTAAAGACATAAAAAAAGCGGCGGAGCCAATGCTCGCCGCTATCCGTGAACTATCCCCCGAGACCGCTCCGCTCTCTGGTATGGATCACTTAAAGCGGACCGGCTGGAAACGCGGCCAAGATAAAAACATCGTTCTAAAAATAGACACTCGAAACGCGAGAAAAAGAAACGCCGCCACCGGCGCCGTCTACGAAACCGTCGGAACGGTCAAGATCATTGCCAAGGGCGGACCGCTCATTATGGCAGATATGGCCGGACGCGCTGGAGGAATGAAAAGTAAAAACGCGTTTCGAGCCCGACCTAATTTCCATATCGCGTTAGACGGAGCGATCGGTCGCGGAGCGTCCCGCTTTATGTGGGCCGGCGCGGAAAATTCTATAGACCTATTCCAAAAAGAATTAGAGCCGATCGTCGCGCGAGTCATGGCCGAAGTCGGACGAAACATCGTGGAGGTAAAGCGATGAGTATCTCCGTCCCAATTATTAGCGAATGGAACCCTAAAGGCTTAGACAAAGCGATCGCAGATTTTAAGAGTTTGGAGGGCGCCGGCGCTAAAGCCCAATTCGCTATTAAAAAAGCGGCCGTCCCCGCCGCCGCCGCTCTTGTCGCCGTAGCCGCCGGACTTGTCTCAGCGACTAAGGCCGCCGTAGAGGACGCCGCCGCGCAAGAGTTACTAGCCGGATCGTTACGCAACTCCACCGGCGCGACCGATAGTCAGATAGCCGCCGTAGAGAAATTTATCTCTCAAACTTCCGTAGCGGCCGCCGTCGCCGACGACGAACTCCGTCCCGCTCTGGACTCTCTAGTAAGAGGAACCGGAGACATAACCAAGGCTCAAGATCTTTTAGGAATCGCGCTCGATGTTTCCGCGGGCACCGGGAAAGACCTCGGCGCCGTTTCGGACGCGCTCTCCAAAGCTTTTAACGGGCAACTCGGACCGCTCAAAAAACTAGACCCGGCGCTCACGAAACTAATCGCCGACGGCGCGTCCACCGATGAGGTTATGGCCGCACTATCGGAAACATTCGAGGGACAAGCGTCCAAGGCCGCGAACACCGCTCAAGGAAAATTTAAGAGTTTCGGGATCCAGATGGGCGAGGCTAAAGAGTCAATAGGCGCCGCCGTTCTCCCGCTCGTGGACAAAATGCTCCCGGCTCTTACCAAATTGGCGACGTTCGTCCAGAAAAACACCGGGCTAATCGTTACGATCGTCGCGGTCGTCGGAACTCTTGCCGCCGCGATCATTGCCGCTAATGTCGCGCTCGGTATCTACAACACGATCCAAGCGGTTACCGCGATACTTAACGGAGGGCTCGCCGCGTCTAACGCCGCCGTAGTTGCCTCGGAGGTTGCGGTCACCGCCGCCACTACCGCCGCGACCGCGTCATTTTCGGCGTTATGGGTAGCGACCGGAGCGGTCGTCATTCTTGCGATCATCGCGGCCCTAGTCGCGCTCCAAGTCAAATTTGACATTTTCGGAAAAGTCATTGACGGACTTAAAGCCGGTTTTAACGTATTTTGGGATTTCATTAAAACCGTTTTTGGTTGGATCTCTACTAATTGGCCGCTCTTGCTCGCGATCATTACCGGACCGTTCGGACTTGCGATCTACGGGATTATCAAATTTAAGGACGGCATTATCGGAGTCCTCCAAGGCGTTAAGGATTTCGCGGTAACTATTTTTGATGGGATCGTCGGAGCGTTTAAGGGCGTCCTAAACGGGATCCTCTCCGCGCTCGAGGGCGGGATTAACTTTGTTATTGGCGGGCTAAATAAAGCGTTAGACGGGATAGATAAAGCCGCCGGCCCGTTTGTTAATTTCGGCGAGATCCCGAAAGTTAAGATCCCGCGTCTAAGCGAGGGCGGGATCGTCACGTCCCCAACTCTGGCCATGATCGCCGAGGGAGGCGAGTCCGAGGCCGTGATCCCATTATCAAAACTAGGCAACCTTGGCGGCGGTATCACGATCAACGTCTCCGGCGCGCTGGACCCGTCCGCGGTCGCTAATCAGATACGCCAGATCTTGACACGAGACCAAGCGCGACTAGGAGCGCTCTCCGCGTTATGAGTGTCGTCGTAAAAATAGGTCCGGACATTTTCTCATGGATCGAATACACGGCGTCATCGCTAGAGGGCATAACGATAACCACCGGACGACAAGACGCCCGATCACCCGTTAATCCGACGACCTGCTCCGTAACTCTGCTATACGACTCCGCTCTCGGATCTTTTGACCCGTCCACGTTCAGCGTCGGCGATCTTTTAATCGTAGAAAAAACGGTCATCGTCCCTATCGTCCGATTCACCGGCCGAGTAACCGATCTCCAATTTGACAAGTACGTTTTAACCATTACCGCGGTCACCGACGGAATTTCCCGTTTCGGCCGTTTCTCCGCAGACTTCACTCTCGGCTCTGGTTACACCGGAGAGATCTTAGATAACACTTATACGAACGTCCTCGTAAACGCATATCCGGGAACTCCACCTACCGCTAACTTTGATCCCGGCATTACTTACCTAGACACTCCAACGCTAACGAATAGTTCCCCGGCTCAATTCGTCCAGACCGTTAGCGCGTCGGAACCGAACTCCTTTTTTTATGAACTACCCGACGGCTCGCTTGAGTTCAGAGATCAGGAACATTTCCGCTATCAGACCCCCGATCTCACTTTCTCAGATACCGAAGTCCTCGAGGGCTGGCAAGTAACCAAACGAATTAGCGACAAAATAAACAGTTCTATAGCCAATTATGTCGGAGGTAGTGAGACCTACACCGAAACCTCGGACGTCACCATTTACGGTTTAATCCAACAGTCACTAGATACCTACTGTTCCGATCCCGCGGACGCGTTAAACCTTGCGACGAGAACAGTTAAAAACTACGTCCTACCCGGCTGGACGCTCCCCGGGATTAGTGTCGCCATGTCGCCGCTCTCAAGCGCCCGCCAAGCGTTCATAGCCAATAACTCCGGTATCGCTCAACTCGTGGAAATACCGTCCCTAGCGCCCGGGCTAAACACGTATTACGTCGTCCAAGGGTATAGCGAAACTTTCGGCCGTTACTCGTGGGATATAAACTTTTACCTCTCCGATTGGACGCTCTTTAGACCGTCCCAAAATTGGGAGGACGTCATCTCTGGTATTACATGGGTAGCCGTCCCCGGTTCTATAACATGGGACGACATGCTTAGGGATTGGATCTAGAACTATGGGAATAACGACATATTTCGGGCTACCTTATCCGGCGTCATCTGACCCGGTAGCGTCCGGAGCCGCCAACATTCAGAGCCTCGCAACAGACACCGAGATCGCTCTCTATAAAGTCCAAGCGACCGCCGGACTCCGTAACCGTTTAATTAACGGCTCTATGGAATTTTGGCAACGCGGAACGACCGCCGTAACCGCGAGCAACACATACAGCGCGGACCGTTGGGTAGTAAACCGAGCCACCTCCACCGTTTCGGTAACACGCGCCACCGTCGCCCCTAACGCACAAACACCCGGGCCGATCCGTTTCGCCACCGCTTACACCGTCACCACCGGAGCGACTAGCACGTCCTACGCCCAACTCGCGCAACGTATCGAGGACGTCGGCACGCTCGCCGGCTCCACGGTTACGGTCTCGTTTTATGCTTACGCGTCCGCCGCGAACCTAGAAATAGCGTGTTCACTCCAGCAGGTTTTTGGGACCGGAGGCTCACCGTCCGGGGCCGTTTCTATTTACGCTTACACCGCGAGAAAGACATCTAGCCTCTCGACAAGTCTTTACGCGCGCTACGAATTTAGTTTTATCGTCCCAAACATTGCGACAAAAACCCGCGGCACAAACGGCGACGACTATCTAAACCTCATTTTATGGCTAGACGCTGGATCAACGTATAACACCGAGACCGACACCCTAGGGAACCAGAGCGGAACGTTTTACATTACCGGCGTACAGTTGGAACGGTCACCGGGACCGTCCGCATTTGAGGAACGTCCCCGCCAAACCGAGTTAGCGCTCTGCCAGAGATATTACGAAAGAGGCGCGTACTCTCAAAAAGAGACAAACCTAGACACGTCTAGAAGTAGATACGCGCCCGTCCAATACAAGGTTAATAAAAGAGTTACACCGACTTCCGTATCAAACACAAACACGGGAACGCTTTACGTGAACTTTGCAACATTTACCGCGTCTACGGACGAATTCGCGTTTATTCAATGGCAGAGTACTAACTCATTCGACTACGTTTGCACGGTTAATTGGACAGCATCGGCGGAACTATGACCTACTTCTATAACAAAAAAAACGAAACCTACATTTTTGTAGGCGAAAACGAAACCGCTATTTTCACGAGCGAATGTAAAGAGGGCCGATACCTCAGATATTTAGATTGGCTTTCCAATGGAAACATCGTCGCGGAATGGCCCGAGGAATGAAAACTCTTTTACTTTCTGCCGGCCTTGCGATCGCTCTCGTTTTCATCGTTGGCGGTTGCGCGGATCGCACCCGGCACACTTGCGAAACCGATCCGTCCGGCCGCCGTTGCGACACTTCTAACGGAGCGACGACACCATGAAAAAGCTTTCTAATTCGGAGATTAAAGCCCGGCTCATTTTTGTCGTCGGGATTACCCTCTCGTTTGTTTTCGGCGTTTCTATGCTCGGGATCTTGTACGGCGTGCTTTTCGTCGTCCAGCCGCTCGAACCAAGCCCCACGGATCAAGAATTTATTTCTATTTTGAACCCTGCTTTTATGGCGCTCCTAGGTCTTTTGGGCGGAGTCCTCGCGAGTAACGGGCTCCGAGATAAACAAGAAAAAGGTAAAGACGATGAGTAGAAAATACACCGGTAACACCGAGGGCGTCGGTAAAGGTAAGCGCCCCGGACTCGAGCATTTAGTCGCGTGTATTGACTACCTCTCCGGTAGCAAACTCTGGAATAACGGGACCTATGTCATGCGACCGATGAGAGGTAAGACCGCGATGAGCGTTCACGCCACCGGACGCGCCGCCGATATCTCCTATAGAAAGACCGCCAAGAAAGCGGGCTCGTCGCGGACGTATCTCGTCCCGTGGATAGACCTACTCGTTAAACACGCCGACGAGATTGGTTTAGAACTCCTAACCGATTACTCGTATACGAAAGGTCTCGGCGGCGGCCGTACTTGGAAGTGAGACCTTTCGTATACGA